AGAAAATTTAGTGTCAATATCCGAAAGCGCTTTTCTTTGTTTTTCTTCTAAAACTTTTGTGTCTAATCCGTATTGTTTTGCTTTTTCAATTAGTGTAAAATATTTTTCATTTACTGAATTAATTTCGTTTTGTTTATCGGTATTTATTTCTGTTTGGTATTCATTCATAAATTCCTCTTCCTGATTCAAAATATTTTCGCGCCTTGCTTTTTCAATAGCGATTCTTTGATCTGAATATTTTTTATCAATCGCAGTTAATGCCGTTTGTTGTGCTTCGGTTAAAACTGTAATGTCTTGACCGTATTTTTTTGCCTCTTCAATTAAAATAAAATATTTGTCCCTAACCGCGTTTTCCTCTTGCGTTTGTTGACTTAATAAACTATCCTGATATTCGCTTTCAGCTTGTTGGATTTCATCTAATGCATCTCTTCGTAATTTATCTAAATTTAAAATTCTTTCTTGTTCTTTTCGATTTCTTTCTAACGCTTCGGTATTTTCGTTAATATTACCCGTGAAACCTGCAACGCCTTGCGAATAATTTTTTATATCTGCTGTTCCTGTTTTAATTACTGCTCCTTTTCCTTTAATTGCTAACATAGCCTTTTCATTTGCTGCGTCTTCTGCATCAAGTAAATTTATATTATTTTGAAGTTCTTTATTTGTTTTTGAAGTTACTAAACCTGCCGCCTCACTTGCCGTGGTAAAACCTATTATTCCATTTGTTGCGTCCTCTCCTGTCGTAATAACACCAAGATCAAAACCTAAAAATGTAAAATCCTCTTTTGCTTTACCGGACATTAAATCTATATTATTTTCTAATATTTTTTTATAATTGTCCTCTCTTATGGATTGAATCGCTTTTGCTTTTGCCTGTAATTTTAATAATTCTATGTTTTTTATTAATTGTGTATTTATTTGATCAATTGACATTGTTTCCAAATTCATATTTGACAACAAACCCGGATAAGCCGCTTGAAATTCTTTTACTTTTTGTATTTTTTGTTGCCTTGTTAAAGTTTCATCTTTTAACTGTTTACTTAATTTATCCGCTGCGCTTAATTCCCCACTAATTGATTGAATTGATTGTTTCGTGACATCATTAGAAAGTTTTTGCGCTGCTGTTTGACTACTCATTGCTGCCGTTAATTTGTCCCAATTTGCGGCCGCATATCCAACCGCCGCAATAACTAATCCAATACCGGTAACTGCGAACGCTTTTCCCGCCGTTGTCATTCCTTTAAACGCTCCGATTGCCTTAGTTCCAAACGCTTGAAATCCTGCGCTGGCTTCATTTAATTTATCGCCAACCGCTCCGAGTGTTTTTAGTGAATCGCTTAAACCTGCCAACGCTTGTAATTTCTGCATTGAAGCCAAAACATTTTCGTTTTCGATTCCCATTAAAACCATGCTCGATTCTATTCCCTGAAACGCCGCAATACCTATTTGTCCAACGTTACTCATCGCGCCCCCTAAATTCTCGATTGCCGATCCCGCCGTTGCTTTTACAACCCCTTGCGTGTCCTGAATTTGATCTTTTAATTGACCGGCTTTTTGCGCCATTTCCTGAAACTTCGGATCCGATTCGGACATATTCATTAATTCCTTAGTTAACGCCCTTAATTCTGTTTTTAAATTCTTTGTAGCGCCTTCGTAATTACCTACGTTTCTTTGGTGTTGACCAACCGTTGCATCGACTTTTTTAAGTTGCGCGTCTAAATCCGTAACTTGTTTTAAAAGTTGTTGACCTTCCGCCGTATTTTCTTTATTTTGAACGGCTAAATCTTTGTATGCTTTTCGTGCGTTGTTTAATTCCTTTGATAATTTAGCATATCCGCTGGCTTCATTTTCTGCGGCTTTTACTTGTTTTGCGCTTTCCGCTGCTAACCTCGATTTTTCTTGTGCTTCGGCTTTTTGTGTTTTAATTCGTTCCTGCGCTAAACGTTCCTGTTCCTTTTCGCTTTTTATCGCTTGTTGTTTAACCTGCTCTTGTAATTTTTGGATTTCAATCGATTGTTTCTGTATCTTATTTGCCTCCGCCGTTGCCGCTGTGAATTTCTTTATTGAATCCGAACTATCGAATTTTGCATCGCCCAAACTTTGTTTTAACGTGGCCGCCGTTTGTTTAAATTCGTCGTTTATTTTGTTTAAACTTAATAACGTTTTTTCTGCGGAATCCCGAATTCCTTTAAATATGTCTTCCGATTCAAATAAATCTTTACTGCTAATTTTTTTTGCCATCGTTCATTTTATTATATCGATCCATTTCTTTTTGTAAATCAAAATATTCTTTTGTCGTTATGTTTTTAGGGTTTATCCATTGCCCCAACCATTTCGAAATATGTATTAAACTTTGTTCAATTGTTACTCCGGATCCGTTGTTATTCAGCATTCCGTTTAACTTTTGTTCCATCATTTCAATTTGCGTTAATTTAAACCGGTCGCTTGTTAAAATAAATTCGCATTCGTAAACGGCTTTTTTCTGCATTGTCTTCAATAACTTTAAATAAAGTTTTCCTAATCCATAATCATTCAAGTAACTATCATAAATCTTTTCCCAAACCTTTAAATCATTCTCTTTAGTGCCATTTTCCGCCGTTCTAACGTACTTTAATTCACCGTTAATACATTTTATCCAATTGTATAGCGGTAACTCATAAATCGAGTGAAAATAGTCGATCGATTTCAATTGCGTATCGTCGCTTTGTTTCCTCGCGTAATTTTTCCAAACTTTCCTCAGTAAGTCCGATAATACCTTCGCCGTATTTTGTAAATAAGTTTGCATTTTCTTTAATTGGATCCGCATCGATTTCAAAATAATTTGTTCCCAACAAAATTACCATACTTTTATAAAAATCGCCCGTATCGAATAAATTATAAGGTTCCCCGGCTTTTTTTCTACCGTTTGTTAACTCTTCGGTGTATCGCGTATAAACTCCAATTATTTGACCGTCTTCATTTACGCCCTTTTCCGTTAATTGATCGTCGCGAATTAAATCTAAAATCCAAACTTGAAAATCTTTGTCACTAAAAACGTGGTTCCAAATAATATCCGCATCCATTAGAATTTTAGTATTTCGCAGTAAATCGTTTAATATTTGCATAGTATAAAAAAAACGGGTTAACAAAAGTCAACCCGTTTAAATTAAAGGTTGAAAATTAAGCGGCTGTAAACGCTATCGTTCCGATAAAACCATCTTTTGTAACGCTCAAAGTATAGTCATTACCCGAAACAAAAGTTTCAGAAATTAAATAAGTTCCCGCTGGTGATTCAGCAACCGAAGTTGGAACACCGATTAGGGTATTATTTGTAACGTCAAAAATACTCCAATCCGCAACTAAATTCGCACCTTGGAATAAGATCGGGTTTAACGCCGTTCCATAATCGAAAGTAGCTTTTACAGTAACAGAAACAGTCGTAACCTGCGATAAAACTTCTAAATTAACGTCAATTAAGCCGTTTAGATCGTTGTAATTAATACCCGCTTCGGTTGCTGTAATCATGTACATAGTTGATTCGTCGAATAAACGATAAAAATCAAAACCTAACATAATTTTTTGAACCGTTGAATCAGTTGCGAACATAAATTTAGGATCCCAACTTTGCTCATCTACCGGAATAGGGTATAAATAACCGTTTGATTTTGAACCAATCAAATTTCCGTTAACGTCAACGATATAAACTCCAAAAGAAACGCATCGACCTGAATTCAATTTACCTAATAAAGTAGGCGTTGAATCGTCGCCCCAAAGTTCACCTGCAAAACTTCTTTTACCTTGACGTAAAAACGCCATCCGGCCGCTGTTTGCCTCTTCGAATTGTGAATCCGCTTTTGGCAATTCTACGTTTTCGAATTCTGGTAAAGGAAACCATCTTTTTGAAGCATCCGCCTCGTTAATTAAATCGCTCCAAGTTGGTAGCGCTGCTGCTAAATCAATCCCGTTCAAAGTACCATCGTTCGCCGATAAAGGAACCATAATAAGTTTACTTGTTACCGACTGCAAAGGAACGCAACCCGGGCGCCCTGTGTTGGATAAACCAACGTTACAATTACATCCTGCCATTTTTTCTAATTTTTTTAAATTAACATTTACAATT